ATCGTTCTCAAGTTCATCGACGGCATGGTCGCGCTGGTCAGACGGTATCTTGCCTATCGCCAGCGGAAGGCGGATCTCGCGGCACTGGCTCACATGAACGAGCGTGAGCTGAAAGACATGGGCTTGTATCGCTACGAAATTGATCGCCTGTCGCGCTATTAGAAATAAGTCGCCTTCTGCGTTTCGCGCGTCGGCCGCGTTGCCGAAAGCCTTCGCAGCTGGCGCTCGTTCTCGAGTTTTGTGTCGAGGCTGAAGGCGATGCCGAACGGCGGCGATGCCTCGTTCGCAAGCAGTCGTGAAAGCGGCAGAAAATATTCGACCGGGATCGCGTCGGCGTCCGCCACATCGACGACGTCGTCGAGCGCGAGCTGCCGCAGCAATGGGTCGACCAGCGCGCGGAGGGTGGCGGCGTCTTCGTCGGAGGGCGGCTGGCCTGAGGGCAGCACGCCCAGCTCAGCTGCGGCGCGCTCGATCAGGTCGGTGCGGGTTTTGGTGATGTCGGGCATGGGGTGCCTTGAATTAAGTGGATGCGTGCCAGCATCCCCGGTGTCATCACCGGGCTTGACCCGGTGATCCCGCTTAGAAGGGCACTACGTCCCCAAGCGAGATGGCCGGGTCATAGGTGAAGCGAAGCGACGCCGTTCTTCGAACGGCTATGCCCGGCCATGACGAACGGAGAGGTTTGGCAGCTACGCCACGGTCGAGCTCGCAAAATAGCCCGTGACGACGCCGTGGTCCTTGAGGTCGTCGCGGTCGTTCGTGCCGGTGCCGAACTGCATCTTCTCGATGCCGTAGATCGCCTCGATCGCAACGCCATGCTTGTCGCCGTAGTCGAAGATCTGCTGCTTCGACGTCCAGCGTTTTGCGTAGGCCGCGCCGATCGCCTGCGCGCCGCACAGATACACCGGCACCACCGTGTCGGTGCCGCCGGCGCCCTCGCCCGTGTAGGTCGACGTGTCGTAGAGGCCGTGCGCCTCCTTGATGATCATGCCGTCCCACAAGAGATCGCCGCCCTTGAACAGGCGCTCGTTCTCCATCGCCGTCGAGACCTCGCGTTGCGCCGCGGTGATGACCGGATCGTTCTTCAGGTCGCGGAAGGCGAGCGGGTGCGCGTAGACCACGTACAGATGCCGGCCGTTCTTCTCGGAACGGATCGGCCGCACTTTCGGATTTGCCCGCGTCAGCGCCTTCAGCTTCATCGCCGAAAGGTCCGCGGCGGTGAGGATGTCGGCGGTGGCGTCGAGCTGGTCCCAGCCGGCCGAGTGATCGGCGCCGGCATAGCCGGACGCGAAGTAGACGCGGTCGGTGTTGTCGGCGAGCCAGGCGTCGCGCTGCGCTTCCGAAGCAGACGCCAGCGTCACGCCGTTGATCGAGGCGAGCGCCCGCTCGATCAGCTTTTCGGTGTCCTTCAGCGCCCAGTCCTTCAGTGTGGTCTTGCCGGCCTCGCGCAGCGAGATCGCCGAGAACTGCTCGTCGATTTCGGCCACGCGCACGCCGTTGCGGCGCTTGGTGATCGCGACCTCGAACGAACGCGACGCCAGGTCCTCCTCGTTGCCTTCCAGCACGCTGCGGCCGGTGACGGCGTCGTTGGTCAGCTTGTTGACGAGCGCAAAATTGATCCGGTCGCCAGGCTTCTTGGAGAGGTTCTCCTTCACCTGGATGATCGAATTCTCGTTCGTTCCCATCTCGCTGGCGTAGCGATTTTCGGTGAGGTATTCGGTGAAAAACTTGTCGTCCCACTGTTCTACGGTGAGACCCGCGCCAACAATCGTGTCAGCCATGTGTGTCTGTGTCCTTGTTTGATGGATGACATCTGTCGAGCTGCAACAAGAGACGCCAGCGGTCAGCCGTCGTCATTGCGAGGAGCACACAGAGCGGCGCGTCGCGCCGATCTGTGTGGGCGACGAAGCAATCCAGTCTGAGCTTGCCGCAAATGCAGCGCTGGATTGCTTCGCTTCGCTCGCAATGACGAGCGGCGACCGCCGCTCGTCACTTCCTGCGATCGAAGATGTCGTTGAGGGATGCGGGGCCGGACCAGGCCGGCCCGCTGCGGGAGCCCACGTTGCGGGCGCCCGCGAGATTCGACGGCGTCACATGCGCAAAGCCACGCACCGCGCCGCCGCCAAGTTCAGCCAGGATCTTGTCGCGCAGCTCCGCTTCGAGCCGTGCCTTGTAGGCGGACGGATCGTCGCCGATCTCCGCGCGCGCGACCTGGCGCTCATGCCACCTGACAGCCGCAGCATAGCGGTTGGGGCTGTTGACCACCCGCCGGTAGTCGGCGGGATCGAGTGCGCCCTGCCGCAAGGCGCCGAGGAACGCCTGCTCCGCATCGTTCACCTTGCCCTCGTCGAAGCGACCGATCGCCTGATCGCGGGCAAACGCATGCAATGTCTGATTGATCCGCTCGAACTCCGGCGAGACGGTCTGCACCACTTCGTGGCGCGTCGCCGCTTCCGGGTTGTCGAAGAAATCAGGCGGAGCCGGCGGCGCCTGCCGCGGCGAGATCGCCTCGACAAGCTGTCCCATGCGGCGCTCGAAGGCCGCGTTGGTCTCCGCAAGCGCTTTGCGGAAATCGGCGACCTCCTCGGTGTAGCGGCGCACCTTCTGCCGCTCGGCGTGCAGCGCCTGGTGCGGCACCATGCGCGTGCCGTCGCCGTGCGCCTCGGCCAGATCGGCGTCGGTCGCGTGCGCGTCGAGGTGTTCGCTTGCATGCGCGGAAGGCTGCTCGCCTTCGTGTGCATGGTTCGCGCTCGCCTCGGCGCGATTGACCTGTTCGGACACGGCTTCGCCGCCTCCGGACAGGATGCTGTCCAGTGGTTGATTCAAGGGTCACTTCCTTTTGCTGTGGAGGATCACAAACGCCCGGCTCGCCCGGCGACGGCGTCCCGGCTTTGTCTCGCGGCCGGGATCACGACACGCCCGTTGACGTCAGGCCGGCGGCGCCTGGTGGAAGGGTGTCGAGCAGTCGGCTTCGACCGCCCGATGATCGTCATCTGCGGGCCCGACCCGGCTGCCAAGGTAATCAGCTACGCATCGGTGCGCGCGCCTGTCCGCGCGTTAAGTCATCGATAGGGATCTTGGCAAAGAAAGTCGCCGAAAGGCGCCTCATTGCACGGAGGAGGACTGTCAATTCTCGCGCGATGCGCAAAGATTTCCGCATGCGGCTCGTTCGGGGGCCGCGCCAACTCAAAACCCGCCGGTGACTCTTTAAGCCCTCACCGGCGGGCTTCTTGGGTGAAGTGAACCGGCACACGCGTTACCTTTCGAGGTGACATCATGAGCTTCTTCATTGCGGCAATCCTCGGCGCCTTCTCCGCCGTGCTCTACCTCGCGAGCGAACGCCAGGCCTTCACCTCCGTCTGCCGCTACAGCTTCGACCTCTGCCAGCACCCGAGCTGGCCGCTCTATCTTGCGGCGGCGTTTGTGATGCTCGGGATGCTGTTTCGGCTGCAGAGGATGTGAGGCAGGTCACCGGCGCTCGTCGACTCGCAAGCGGCACGTCGTCTGGGTCCCGGCTCGGGGCCATCAGCCCGTGCTCCGCGATGCCGGATGGCTTGGCCGGGATAGCATATCTCGCTTCAAAGCAAATACGTCGTGATGATCGGCCGCCCCCTGTCCGGCGCGTCGTTGCGCGCGCGGTTCAGGATTTCGCGCCGCTTCGTTCTGTCGAAGCGTTCGAGCAGCTGACGTTCGACCACGACGCGGCTGATGTCGAAGGTGCCGCATCGTCGACATTCGATTCGCCGTCCGTCAAATGCCGGCGCGCGCACAATCCTTGCGGGTGCGTCGCAGATTGGACACTCCATGATTCCCCCCGGGTGTCCCAGCCCGAGAGCGCGCTTAAGAGAAAAGATTTTCCGCTTCGTTAGCGCGGCAGGAGAAACTGCACGCGGACGCGCAATTTTCGCACGCGACGGTGATTTGCTACCGCCGGCCGCATCATCACTTCAGAATGAACCACGTCAGTGGCGTCAGAATAAGAAGACTGAAGAGCACCCCCAGCGCCAGACGACCAATTTTCCCAAGTGACGAAATCTGCGAGGGATCGCGACGCGGCTGCCGATCGAGCCAGCGTCCAAACAGGCGAAGCGGCCAGCCCAGCACAATCGCGACAGCGCGAAGAAGGACCTCAATCAATTCCACAGTCGGTCATCCGGATGATTGGCCACTCCGATCGCGCCAATGTTAGCCGAGGTCTGGCGCTGGCGTGCGACGCACGCACCGCTTTGTCGAAGCGTGTTACCGCGCAGTAAACAAGACCTGTACAGCTTGACGCACCGACCCGGCAGCAATCGAGGAATGCTTGTGCTATGACCGTTGTTCGAAAACAGCGAGGACCCGGAAAAGCAAAATGAACAGCAAGATCAAGAACAACAAAATCAAGACCAC